AAGATTTTGACACAATCGAGTGAAAAGATTGATAATCAAGAAGTTAATAGTGTCAAGATTTTGACAGAATCACAAGAAAAGCTATTAAACACCCCTGATGTTAAATTAAGTGGGATTAATTTGGACAGAAAGTATAAAATATTGGAAGAAATAAAGAAAATAAAAAATCTTTAGGCTTTACCTGTTTGTAAATCTTTTTGTCCGATGGCAACTTTTTTTGGAATGTTAAGTTGTTCGTATATTTTTTGACCATCCATTTCAGCAGTAATATTAAGAACCATACCAACTTCTTTATCTGAGAATTCAACTTGTAATGGTTGTGAGAATAATTGATTTAAATTACTTAATGCTGCTAAATTTGAAAAGTCTGCTGATGCAATTGCATTTACAGTTTCTCTAATTTCAGCATAATCTTCTTTTGATCCTCTAAGAACAGCATTTATTTGTTCAAATGCACTACCAACTTGAACAAGACCTTCTGATTCATCAGTAACTGCTTTTAAACCCATAGCTAATGTCCCTGCTCCAATCATACCAAATAAACCACCAGCACCACCAACCAATAATGCCCCTTGAATTGCAGCTATTCCACCAGCCACTTGAAATAGTGAATCACTACTATTTGCACTTGCATTTATTAATGATGCTAATCCTTCATTCATTGTTCCAACACCTTCACCTGCTAATTTAAAACCATAACCAATACCTACTGCTGCTGCACCAAGTGCTAATAAACCAATTGAACCTGCTGTTCCAGCAGCACCTAATGCACCGATAGCAGGAACTAATGTATACATACCTACAGATATTGCTAAAACTGTTGCAGGTAATGCCCATATTTGAGTACTATCAAGTTCTTTCATTGATTCAGCTAATTTAGCAATACCTTCTGCTGCAAGACCTATACCTGCACCAATACCAACACCTGCAAGACCAACACCTGCTCCTTTACCTATGGCTGAACCAAATCCACCACCAGCACCACCTGCTGGACCTGACACTTGTGCACCACCACCTGTCATTTTATTAATTAATTTGTCTACTCCAATACTACCCATTTTACCTATAATACCACCAACAAATTTAATCGCTGGCATTGCAAGTAAGAACATACCAACATATTTCCCAATAATAGCACCCATATCTTTAGTATCACCATGAATACCTTGTAACCAATCAGTAAATGAATCCATCCAAGGTCGAATGGTATTGGTAAGTAAGTCGTTAATACCTCTTAATAATGGAAGACCAACAGCTTTTATTTCTTTCATAAAAATATTCCATTGTTCATCAAAAGTCTGAGCATCTTTTCCTCTTTGTTTTAAAGATTTTGTTTGACCTTCTAAATATTCAAGTTCTGTTTTACCTAAAGTTGCAATATCTTTACGGAAACCTTTAACGTTAACAAAGAATTTACCTGTAGATTCATCCATCTGTGCCATACCTTCGATAATTTCTTTTTCATCTTTAGTATAACCAGCATTAAGCATTTGCACACGCATATCACCATATTTCTTTTGTTGTAATGCCATTTCGGTCATTTGTTCAACAGAGAAACCAAGTGCTTCACCTGCTTGTTTTAACATATCACGTGCCATTGGAGAGGCAAGTTGATATTCAAAACCATCTGCTGTTTTATTCAAGGTTGCCATTCCTTTTGTAAGTTCAGATATTTTCTTTTGGAATTGTGCAGGATCATTACGAGATAAGAATAACATTTCAAATGGATCACTTTTTGCAAACTCACCACCTAATACTTGTAATTGTGCTGCAAGATCAACTGCACCTTCTAAACCACGTGCTCGTTCGGCAGAATCTAATGCTGTTCCAATGTCTACTTTGAATTTTTCAGCATATGCTGCCATATCACCCATTCCTTGAACACCTAAACGGAAAGTATATGTTTGTAAAGATTTAAAGTTTGACCCAACTGCTTTTAATACTTTGGTCGCATTAACACCCATGTTTTCAGATGTTTCTAAAATACCTTCAACAGTTTTATTAACACCAATTATATCTTTACCTAATAATTCGAATTGACCAGCAAGTTGTGCAGCTTCTTCATTTGCAAGTCCAGTACCTTTGGCAAGGTCTGCCATTGCTTCCATTTGTTCGGCATTCATTGAAACTGTTCTACCAACCTGATCAACATATGAACTATACATACCAATTAATTCTTCGGTAGCCATATTTAATCTTGCAGCTTCAATAGCACTACCTTCAATTGCAGTTCTAAGATCATTAGCTTTACCTGCCGTAAATCCCATAGTAAGAGAAGTTTCTTTAAGTGCTTTATCGGCAGTCATTAAATAATCATATACGTAAGTTTTTGTTGCAGAATAAATAGAATTTGTTATTTGACCTGCTCTTTTCCAAAGACTAACAGATTCTTTTTGTTGTTTTACTTGTTGTTGAAGACTACCAACATATTTTCTATGGGTCATTAAATTTTCTGAAAGTGCTTTTTGCTCGTCTTCGGTAAGGTTACGACCCTTTTCTTTCATTGCCAATAATAAAGATAACTCGTTGGTTTGCTTCTCCATTGTTTCGAGAATACGAGTTTGAACACCCAACATTTGACGTGAGGTATTGAGGGACTGTGATTCCATATTTTGGATTTCACGTTGAATGTCTTCCTTTTTTTTAGCCATTTATATCTCTTAATTTAATATAAATACGAAGAAAATTATCTTCTTCTTACCCCTGAAACTCTATTGACATGTGTTTGTGATTTTTCTTGTTCTTTTTTCAGTTCATCAGCCTCTTCTTTCATGAGATTTAAGAAATATCTACGTTTAAAAACAGGTATTCTTTCAATGTAATCGGACGCAAATCTACCGTGTTTTGTTAACAGATAAATTTCTTCCATTACCATTTTTTTGTAATCACCCGCTAAAGACTTGGGAAAAAAAAATCAATACCCATTGCTATTGGTGCTCTAAACATATTACCTTCTGGTGATATAAATTCGTATGTGAGATCAACTCCGGGTGTGACATCATCCATTTTCTTTCTAACCGCAAGAGCATCACCTGCTGGCATTGCTTCAACAAAACGATTAATATAATCTGGATTTTTGTTACCATCGATTTCAACAATTGCTGCTTTTAATCTTGATGTAGAAGTATCGGCAAACAATGTTTGATATGTTTGTTGTCTTAATTCTGCTTGATCAACAATTTGACGAACTTCTTTATCACCCAATAATCTAAATTTTACAATTTTCTTTCTCATTGGAAGTTTAACAACAAATAAACCATTTTCATCTGGATGTTCTGTAACTTTTTTATATTCTATTTTTGTTAAATCAATTTCTGCTTTAAATGGTTTTCCAGTATTTGGGTTTGTGACTTGAACTTCATATTTTGCACCATATGATGATGCACGAAGAAATATAAGAATTGCATTTTTATCACCAGTTAACATATTTTCAATGTCCAATCCTTTTGTTTTAATCTTTCTTTTAAGAATTTCATCGAGTACTGTACCATTTTCAAGTAATGCTGGTGTTGTAAGAACATCTTCATCTTTTGCAGTAAGATATTCAACAGCAACTTCTTTAACTGGATAAAAATAACCTTCCGATGGAAGTTTTATAATATCACTATCAACAATTAAATCTGGATCAGTTTCCTTCATTTGTTGTTGCATAAAATCTTCTGGATTAAAATTTTGTTTTGGTGGACTATCTATAGGTTTTGCTTCCTCATTTGGATTTGGTAATGGCACATTTTCTTTATTTTGAATTTGTTGATGATGCGCCATTGCTTCATCTTGATTAGTCATAGGGTTCTTCCCTGTTTTAGCATAAAAATCATCAAAACTCTTTTTAAGTGCTACCTTATTAATTTCTTCATCAGATAATTGTTGTTTTGCCATAGTTAAAAAATATAAAAAATTATAATTTATTTTGTTTTTATAAATACGTACAAAAAAATTTTTCTAAAAATTCAAGATTTTCTTTTTAAATACGTATAATACAATAGAAGGAATAATTTTTTAGACTTAATTTTATGTATGGCAAAAAGGAATGGAAGAGTTGAGGAAACTTTAAAGTTGACTGAAAAGGAAATTTTTGAGCGAGAAAAAGAAAAAGTAAATAGCGTTTTAAATACAGAGTTTAAAGTAATAGCCAAGAACGAGAGTCAAAAGGAACTCATTCGATCTATCAAAAAGAATGAAATTACTATTTGCACAGGCAAAGCAGGGACAGGTAAAACATTTGTCTCGCTTGCCTATGCTCTTGGTTTATTAAGAGCAAAATCATCTAAATTCAACAAACTATATCTTGTCAAATCAGTAACCACCCTAAAAGGTGAAGAAATTGGATATCTCAAAGGTACATTACAAGAAAAAATAGAACCTTTCATGTGGAGTTTTTTAATTAATATGGAAAAACTTCTTGATGATTCAACCATTAAACAACTAATCGACCATGATTTAGTAAGACCATTTCCTTTAGCATATGCACGTGGTACAACATTAGATAATGCAATTATTATTGCAGATGAAATGCAAAATGTTGTTTTAGATAATGCACGTACACTTTTAACACGTATAGGTAAGAATTCCAAAATGATACTGTTGGGTGATTCAAATCAGGTTGATTTGAAAAATAAAACTGAATCGTCATTAGAACCATTACTTGGTATGTTTGATAACATAGAAAAAATAGGTTGTGTTCGAATGAATGATAATGATGTAAATGTTAGAAATCCAATAATAACAATTCTTGAAGAAAAATTTCAAGAATACTACGCAAATAATTATACAAATGGCAACGGAAAACACTAAAATACTCGTCTTTTATATTGATATAAGAATGGTAGAAAATGAAGATATACCTATGTATATGGAAAAAATTGGAAAAAGAATTGTCCCTGAAAATTTAGATGCAGAAGGTATAATGATTCCAATTTATGGTGAAACAAAAGTTGAATGCATCAACCCTGTCTATATTAAAGATGATGAATTAATAAAAAAACAGGAAAGACTTATGTCTGAATTACATGAACATTTAGAAAATCAGTTAAACAATGAGTAAAAAAGTTATAGGAATTGACATTAATGAAGTATTAAGATATCGATGGTTACAATTCGATAGATTTTATGTTGAAGAATTTGGTGACGAAGGAATACCAGAAGTACCATACGTATATGATTTTTGGAAAGAATATGCTTGGAAAGATCAGGAAGAAGAAATAAAAATGTTAAGAGAAGACCTTCCAGATGATATTTCACCAATAGATTATACGGTGGACGAAAAAACTGGCGAAGCACCTGTTGACGCATTTGCTTTTTCAGCAGAAAGTAAAACTATTTCAGCACGTGAAGTATATAAAAGATTTATGTATGAGGATTATCTTTTTGAAATACATGGTTCTGCACCATTAATGTATAAAGGTTTAGATAAAGACCTTGAAAAGTTTTATAATAAATTCAAACATCAATTTGATTTTAAAATCGTCTCAAAAGAAAATTGGTTTACAATTCCACCAACATTATTTTTTCTTTCAAAGTGTATGCCTCGAATTCAAAAATATGCGTTGGTTTCTACAAATGAAGAAATTTGGAATGAAGTAGATATTTTAATTACAACTGATCCTGAATTATTAGAAAAAATTCCACGTGGAAAGAAAGTTGTAAAGGTTCAAAGACCATATAATGAGAAAATGAAAACTAACTCTATAGTTGAAATCTTTCAAATTCTTGATTTATTAGAAAATAAAGATTTTGACAAAGAAATTAAATATAAAGAATTATAAAATGAGTATTAAATTAGAAATTAATGAATTTAGTAGTGGTGATTGGAAACCTTGGGATAGTCTTGGTTTATTAGAAAAATTAGAAGAAAAAGAACGTATGGAACTTGGAGTATTAATGAGTGATTTGTTTAAGTATCTTCATGAAAAAGAAATTATGAAAGATGGTGATATATCACCAAAAAAAGATGGATTTAGTAATGTGGTGACTTTAGTATTTCCTGCTCTTAGAAGAGTATATGATAAAGTCAAAGACAAAAACATTGATATTGAAAACTTATATAAGAAATTATCAGAATTTTATAAAATAAATAGAAGTAGTTATCTTGAATTATGTGCTATGAATGTTGATGGAGAAGCAAAATTATGTGCTGATTTTTCAGACATGATGATAGATAAATTAAATAACAAATAAGGAAAATTAATAAAACAATGGCAGAAGAAACAAAAAACGAACAAATTCAAGCAGCCGAAAATGAAAGAATAGAAAAGGTTAAAGCATCTATTGAAAAATTAAAGAACAAACAATCAAAATTTTTGTTCTTTGTGGCAAGCACACCAAATCCTGCTGCATCAGTGTATGAAATTTATTTTCAAGCAACTATGCTTAAAAATGCGGGTTATAATGTCAAAATGTTGACAGATTCGGCAACTTATCAAATTCCTGATTGGATTGAAAAGGATATTACAGACATTCCACATGAATCTATGGAACAATCTCGATTAACAGTTGCACCAGAAGATGTTTTGGTTATACCTGAAATATTTTCAAATGTAATGGAGCAGACAAAAAATTTACCATCAATTAGAGTTGGTTTATTACAGTCTGTTGATTACATGTTGAATGGTTTGATGCCGGGTGTTGATTGGAAATCATTCGGAATAGAAAAAATCGTTACTACTTCAAACAATTTAAAAGATATTGTTGAAGAATTCTTTGGTAAATCATATGACATAAAAGTTTATAATGTGGGTATTCCAGATTATTTTAAATATAATGGTGAATTAAAAAGACCCGTAATTTCAATTGCTGGTCGTAACTCAAATGAAGTAGCTAAAGTTATAAAATTATTTTATAATAAGTACCCTCAATTCTCATGGGTTACATTTGATTCAATGTTTACAGAATCAAAACCACCACAACCAATGCGTAGAAAAGATTATGCAGATAGATTGAAAAAGAATTTTGCTGGTGTATGGGTTGATAGAATTGCATCATTTGGTACATTTCCATTGGAATGTATGAAAGCTGGTACTGTTCCTATCGCAATAGTTCCAGATATTCAACCAGAATATCTTTTAGATGATGAAGGTGAACCTAAAGATAATATCGGTGTCTGGACAAACGACATTTATGCTTTACCAATATTGATCGGTGATGTTATTACTAAATTTTTAGATGATAGCATTGATGATACAATTACAGAAGAAATGGCTAAAGTGGTTGAAAATTATGACCCTAAAGATTCTGGTGAACAAATTTTAGCAATCTATGAAGGGTTTTTAACTGAAAGATTAGGTGTTTTTGAAAGAACTTTGGAAGGTTTAACATCTAAAGAAGAAATAACAGAAGAAAAAGAAGTAAAACAAGACTAATATGGATATTACAGTAATAGTACCAGTACACGAATGGAACGATAAAGTTAAAGAACTTTTTAATAAAGCAATAGAAACAGTTGCGCTTCAAGAAGGTGTTGAAGATAGACCAGAGGTTTTGGTTGTATATGCAGCAGCATTGGAAAGTAATGAAGATTTTAAGAAAAACTTAGAACAAGAATATGATAAGTTAAAAGTAACTTTTGTTAAAAATGAAGGTGAAACAGATTTTCAAAGTCAAGTAAACTTGGGTGCTGAAAATGTAAAAACAAGATTCTTTTCAATTTTGGAATATGATGATGAATATTCAACAACATACTTCAAAATAATGAATTCTTATATAAAAGAACCTGAATTTAAGGGTGTTGATGTTTTCTTACCTATTGTAGTTGAAACCAACGATCAAGATCAGGCATTAAAATTAACAAATGAAACTGTTTGGTCAAAACAATTTGTTGGTGAAAATGGGACAATGGGTTATTTAAATACACAAGGACTAAATCAATATACTGATTTTAAAATTTGCGGTGCACTAATAAAAACAGATGAATTTAAAAATGCTGGTGGTTTAAAAAGAAATATTAAACTCACATTCCAATATGAATTTTTATTGCGTTATTTAAACAATGCATCTAAAGTATACACAGTTCCAAAAATTGGTTATAAACATCTTACAATTAGAGAAGGTAGTTTATTCCATACTTATCAAACCACAATGGACATGAATGAAAGAAAGTTCTGGTTTGAAACAGCTAAAAAGGAATCAAACTTTTTCAACGATAGACCGATTGATTTACTTGCGTTAAACAAAGGGCAAGTAGCTGAAACAAATGTTTAATTTTTTAAAATAATTATTATGTGTATATTTTTTTATAATGGCAAAAAGAAGACGAAGAAAAGCAAAACAATTATATTTTGCAGAACGTGAAGAACAAGCAGTAGTTGACTATATTAATACCGATAGTGTTGATGAACGTCATAGAATTTATGACGAAATATTGAGAGAACCTTTCAAGAAAATGACGGAATCGATTTTAAGACGTTATCAACATCATATTGGAAATTATAACATACACGAAGTTGAAGCCAATGCTCTGTCTCATTTGATAGAGCATATGGTTAAATTCAACCCAAATAAAATTACCAAAAGCGGAAAACCAGCCAAAGCATTTAGTTATTGTCAAACCATAGTTCGTAATTTCTACAAAGATCACAGCAAAAAAACATATAACGAAGAAAAAACACACCTACCTTGGGAAGATTTTTCAGACGAAATTAATTCAAGAAGAGAATTTTCATATGAAATGGAAGATGCTCATAGAAATGAATTAGAGGAACTAATAAGAATAGTGACTGAACGTATGAAAGAAAGAATTGAAGAAGATAAATCTTTGAAAAAGAATGAAATCATTGTGGGTGAAGCAATTATTAATGTTTTTACAAATTGGCATATTTTGTTTTTAGAAGATTCACCCGATGGTAAATATAACAAAAAGGTTACTAATAATTATGCAAAAAACAAAATTTTATTATTCTTAAAAGAACAAACAGGTCTTACAACAAAAGAAATTAGAATGTCAATGAAACCTTATAAAGATATTTATAAAGTTGAAAAAATGAATTTTTATAATGAAGATTAATGGCTGATGGTTACCCAATATATATGGTTGAATTGGTTGTTATACCAATTTTAAATAAACGAAGACCTAATTGGGGTTATGTTGAACAACGAGCATTTATTGAAAGGTTAGTAATTGATTTTGAAAATCTTACTCCTTCTGATGATAAAATAAAAAAACTTGCTAATAAAATATTAGATAATGAAGATAAAAATAGGTGATAAAATTTACGATGCTAAAGATGAACCAATAATGGTAATTCTTGAAGGTAATGATAAAGAAAACATAAAAAAGATGCATCCAATGGCAACTAAATACTGTTCATTTCCAGAAGAATTCTCTTCTGATCAAATAAAAGAGTTTATGAAAACCTAATTCTTCGTATTTATAATAAATAATAAAATTATGCCAAGACCTAAGAGAAAAAAACTTAAATTCGATGAACAAAGCGTAAATGAATTGCTTCAAGAGTGTTATAATGATTCACATAACATTAAAGCAAAGATTTCTCGTTTATTCACAAAATGGGAACAACAAGTTAAAGAAGGTGGTGAAATACAAGCATTAGGTGAAACAATTACAAAATTAATTGTTGCCGAAGCAAAAGTTTATGATCAAAAATTAATTCTTCTACGTTACTTGAAAGAAGTTGTATTTGCTAAAGAATCAAAGAGCGAAAGTGATGGAAAGAAACAAGTGGTAAGTAGTGAAGAAAGAAACAAACTAATCAAACAAGTAACCGAAGGGGTACGAAAAGCTAATTAATAATGGGTTTAATTGATGAAAAGCAAGATGTTTTTACACAGATCGGTGCACTTACTTCAATAGCGGGTGACGTAGAACTGCCTGATCCTACCAATTCATTATCATCAATAAACAACACCAAAGAAATCGTACCATTCCTTCTTGATATGCTGACCGTTCTGGTGGGTAGCCAAGCACTACAGACAACTTTAGGAGAGGTAATGACTACTTACATCAGATCAGTAGAACCTACGCTTAAAACGGCTTTAAAAACGCAATTCAGTGACTTTAATACAAACCAATCATTACCTGCATCGTTTACTGGTACAGGGTTTAATTTCTCAATGAAAAAACTTGATTCTTTTGAAAAATTAAGAATAGACCCTGCTTCTCAAACAGGCAGTTTATTATATAATAATAATGTTAATGATTTTGATCAAAAATTATATAGTGCGTTGAACGCTCCGGGAACGGACATAACATTCAACAATATCACTTTCAATTATGATGATGTTTTAGATACTGTTAATATAAAAGCAGCAAACCCAACTCAAACTATTGGTGAGTTTACAGAAGAATATATTGATGGATTAACAATAATTGATGAAAAATCTTTTGTTTCAAATTTCATTAATCTTCTTTTTGGTACTATTACTACAAATGAAAATAAATCATTAAGTACCATTATCAATGAACAAAAATTGAATGTAACAATCCAAAAAATTGTTGATGAAGAAGAAGATATTACTATTACTGATGATGAATTAAGTGATATTGAACAAACAGCAGAAGATAAAAAAAATGGTATTGAATATTATGATGTTGGTTGTGGTTTAATTGAAAATAAAGTAACATTAGAAAATTTAACTGGTTTAATTACTGGAACAACAGGAAATACTGATCCACGTACAGTGGGTTTGGCATATCTGAATACCCTAACCGAAGGTTTTGAGGATTCATCAGATGAAAACACAATTGCTTCTGATACAGCAACAGAAAATCAAAATGCGATTAGAGACGGATTTTTTAAAAGAATTATAAATGCAATAGTAAATATGTTGGTGAATGCAATTACTTCACCACCGCAAATAAGAGCATTAATTGGTATGTTTTCTGGTTTTAAAAATAACGGTATTCCACAATTAAACAACCCTATTGATGATATACAAAATAATAAAAATTTAATTGATTGTCTTTCAAAAAGTGCAAGAAATACTATAAATGAATTTCTATTTGATTTAGTAAAAAAAGAATTGATAAAACTGATTGTACCAATTAGTAAAATAATACTAAAAGAAAAAATCAATCAGTATTTAGGAATAATACAAAGTTTAATAAGAATAATATGATAACAGATCAAAAAGTAAACGCAAAATATGTTGGTGCTTATATTATAGGCGACACATTTGAAACCTCTGTTCAATTTGCCACAACACACAAACCAAATTGGTTTAGAAGATTTTGCATGTGGGCATTTTTAGGTTGGGGTTGGAAAAGTATTGAAGAAATAAAAGCATATAGAAATAAATAATGGCAATTAATTTTACAAATATTGAATCTATAATTGAAGGATTTCAAAAAATTCTTTCAATACAAACGGTTGGTTCACCAACAAAAGTACCAAGTCCGTTGATATTGTTAGGTTCACCATTACGTGCTGGTTTATCTCCAACAAAAATTGCAAGTAGAATAATTTCACGTAAAAGTGAAGCAGGTTTACCTGTTGGTGCATTACCATCAGGTGGTGTTGCACCCGATGAATTAATGGAAAGAATTAGAATTGAAGAAATAATAAAAGGTTTACAACAAGATGCGTTGATTACGGTTGTGATGCCACCCGGAACTGCTCTCACAGCAGCAGGTGCTTCACCAGCAGGACCAGTAACAGTTTTTGGGTCAACCATCACATTAACAACAGGTTATGGAATCATACAGTAAAATGACAGAAACTGAATTGCTTCATCAAATAGAAGATTGTAAAAAGTGGCATGAAGCTATAAAAAAAGAAGCTATCCAATATACTCTTCAAATTGAAGAATTGGAAAAACAATATAATAATAAATTAATTGATTTAGAAAATATTGAAAAAAAATACGTTGATTTAATGAAAGAATTAACTGATAGAGAATAATGGCATTTGAAAAAAAATATCTACAGGAATCTGATCCATATAAAAAAGCCTATCCCAATAAACAACAGGCAATAAGAAATATTTATTGGGCAGAGGTTATTTCTATTAAGGATGATACTGATGGTGGGAGAATTAGAGTTAGAATCCCTGACTTGGACAAAAAAATACCTAATTCAAAATTACCATTTACATATCCAATGGAACCAAAATTTTTTCATGTTTACCCAAAAGTTGGAGAAGTTGTAAGAGTTTTTATTGAAGATTTAGAATATCCACAAAGAAGTCGTTTTTGGTTAGGACCGATCATATCTCAATTACAAAAAATTAATTTTGATCCAATATTTACTGCTCTTTCAACAACAAATATAAATTTTACTTCACCAGAACCAGCAATTTCATCATATCCAGATGCAAAGGGTGTTTTTCCAAATAAAGAAGATATTGCTGTACTTGGTAGAAATAATGCCGACATGATTTTAAGAGAAAGAGACGTTGAAATTCGTGCAGGTCAGCATGAAAATAATGATCCTCTTACATTAAATAAGAAAAACCCATCATCTATTCGTGGTACATATGACATTACTGGTGAAACAACCATAAGTTCAACAGTATTGATGGGTGATAAAATTGCTTTGATATCTCACGATGGTATACCTAAATTTAAAGCAGTTGAAATTGATCAAAATGAAAGACAAAGAATTTTTTCACAAGGGCATCCTCTTGGACGTGGTGATGTTATAGTACAAGCACTTGAATTGATCAGAGACGTACTTATAAATGATCACTCCCATCCATACCCAAATCTACCTGCCGATAAATCAGGTAAGGTTTTAGAACTCGAAAAAATAGATTTTACACAAATCTTACAGAAAAATATAGTAATAAACTAAATATAAATTTTTTGATATGGAAAAAAAACTATTTGAATATGAACCATTAAGAAGAAATAGGTTTGTAGTAACTTTTACAGATGGGATTGAGGTTGAACCTTGGAGAATTAATAAAGTAAGAAGAAGATTTAATGATATAGGGAGTGTTGCAAGAAAATGGTATACATTTGATATTGTTGAAACTGTTGCACATGAAAGTTTTTTAAACAAAGATTTAAATCGTCTTGAAGTTTCTTTTAAGATAGAATATCTCGACCCAACAAACGTTGTGGTTAAAACAGATGTTGGAAAAGGTAGAATACAATCACAAACCATGAGTGATCTTAATATGGAAGATGATGGTCTTATTTATTCAACAATTGAAGTTTTAGTTGACAACGACTAAAATTTTTTATAATTTCGTGCATGAGCATACCAGATGTACCAATTGAACTTTTTACAGCATTCAATAAGGTAAAATATTATGATGAACCCCACAAATATTTTGTTGGAGATAGACAACTTATATCTGTAACAACTCTCATTGGTAAATTCACGGAAGATTTTGATGAAGAATATTGGTCAGACCGAAAAGGTCATGAATATAACATTCATAAAGAAGAAATGAAACATCTTTGGAAATACATCAATAAAGTTGGTGTAACCAGAGGTTCTATTATTCATGATTATGCTGAAAACCTATTTAACAATAAAATTTTTCCATATCCTATTGAAAGAATTGAAAAAGAATTTGGTTGTGATCCAATATTAGACACATATCTTAGATCAAAAAAACATGTAGATACTTTTTATAGAAAATCACAAGGTAAATTAATTCCAATAAAACTTGAATTGGTGGTATATGATGAAGAATTTGGAATTGGTGGGATGGTTGATTTATTATTTTATAATGTAAGAGCAGGTGAATTTCAAATTTGGGATTGGAAAACCAATAAAGAATTTTCGGGTTGGAATCCAGAAACTAAGACAAATAATTTAGAAGAAGGTAAAGCAAATTTTACAGGACCGCTTGGTTTATTAAAAGATAATGACCTAAATCATTATTCACTTCAATTAGATATGTATAAATATATTATAGAAAAAAATACTGGTCTTAAACTTGGACAATCACATTTGATTTGGGTATCTCACAATCAGCCAAGGTTTTACACAATACCAACAGTGAATCGAATGTCTTATGTAAAAAAAATGATTGAACTTTATTGTAACTAATGATTATTTTTTTCGTATATTTAAGTAGACAAAAACATAAAAATTATGATATTAGGAAAACATAGATATTTCACGCATCATTATAAAGGATATTGGGAATCAAAATCCAAATGTTATGTAGATATTTTTCAATTGGAAGAACCCACTGAGCATGGTCATGATACCATAGTACTATTATCTGCATTGCAAGATAATGAGGGAACTTCTATAACAAATGCATCAGAAATTATCGCAACTGATCTTGTTTTACAATATGGGTTAAACATACCTTCAACATTATTTATTGAAACATATCCATATTATGATAATAATGATCTTGTCGCTATTTTTTACAAGTATGATCCAACTCAAAGAAAATTTCATTCACCACAATGGAAATCTTTAAAGAAATTTGATGAAGATTATGTTGATTTTATTCAAAAAAATAAATCAGAAGTACCTTTAGAAAGAGCATAATGAAAAAACATAAAAAGGGAAAAAAAATTAAAACCCACTTTGCTACAGTAGAACGTGGTAATGAAAATACATCGTTCGATGAATGGAGCACAACATTATGTGGTTTGGAGTATACAGAAAATGTGACCAATAGAATTGAAGAGGTCACATGTAAAAAATGTTTAAGAGCATTCCCTAAATATAATACTCAAATGAAACATATTTCTGAAAATTGGAGTGATTACTTTTAAATAAAAAAGGGTCTTTCGACCCTTTATATTTTTATAGGTTAAGGATGCAACGCCAAGGCTGGATGGTTAAAGTTACCATCTGTAATGCATCAGAATCCATATTATTCTCACCAAAGTTAATTGATGTGATCATACACTGTTCCAAAAACCATTTTTCTACTTCAACACCTGTTGGATCAAGTCCTTTAAGAAGAATATTTTTCTTATAACCTGCTGCGTAACCCATACGTCCTGTTAATGATTCGGCATGTAAACGCACCCATTCCATTAATTGCTGTGATGTAGAAGGACCGATAGTGTCAATGAATGTAATGTCCATTGTTTCCCAACGGTATTGTCCTGCAACATAGTTTCTTTCATTTATAAATGGAATTTCAACTGAATTTATAGTCATTGAAGGTCTTTTAAATGTTTGTACTTTCCACACTTCTATGCCAAGTTCATCAGCAAATTCAGCGAAAAATCTATTCTCTCTTTTTGGTTCGTAATCAAAAGGTATACCACGAATTAATTCTGCCATTTTTTCTCTTATTTTAAATTTATATAATTATTAAAAACCAAACTTAACTTCTTCATCATCAAATCTGGTGTATCTATTTACTTTTTTTTTACAGGAAGTTTACCTGTTCTTGCATATTCCCTCTGTTCTCTTTTACTTAATTCAGAAGGTTTTTTATGCTCAATATATTCTTGTGTGTTTTCAGGAAGTACTTTCTCTTCTTCTGGTTCTGGTAATGGGTCTATTACTGTTTGTTCATCATTAATAGGTGCACCCAATATTATTTCCTCTTCAAATTCATAATTAACTTCCTCTTCTTCTATTTCTTCAAGTTTTTCTACATAGGCAGCAATTTGTTCTAATTCACTTTTTTTCATGGAATTTAAATCGCCCCAATCTTCTGAATTGTCAGAATTTTTTATAATTTTTATTAGTTCTTTCTTTGTTGCCATAATAAATCTTTAAAAAGTATTCTTATTTTTTATAAATACTCATAAAAACAAAAACCACCGCAAAAAGTACGGTGGTTTAAAACTAACATTAATTGTTTAACTTAAAATTATGCACCTAATTCATCAAATGAAGCACCAGATGGTGTCAATGTGAATGTAAGTCCTATGAATTCAACAGCACGTGTTGGTTTCAAGTAAATTTCACCATAAAGTTCGTTTCTGTCTTTTGATTCAGGAGTATTATTTGAATCGTCCATAACAATTCTGAAATCTTGTAATCCTCTTTCTCTACGAATAGTGTCAAGAATTGGATTTGCTTTTTGTAAGAACTGATCAATTGTTGCTTGATCATTTTGTTCAAATAATAATCTTGTTGCAATGTTAGAAATAAGAACTTCAACTTGAAGTAACAATCTACGAACATTAATTCTGTCAAGAGCACTTTCTTTTTCTTGTAATGTCTTTTGTCCAAAGATTGCAGTACCAGCATCAGCAAAGTCTGCCATTGGGTTAATTCGACCATTATAAAGAATATCACGTGCGTCAAGTGACATTTTATATTTAGATTTTATTGCATCCGTTACACCACGTTGTAAACCAGCAGGAGCAAACCAAGGGAATTTAGCATTATCTGTAAATGCAATTGCTTTAACTACCTCACCAGTTGGTGGTAAGTATACGTTTACATTATTTTGATTATCTCTCATTTGAATCCAAGGATAATATGTACATGCATATGAAGAATCTATATCTGCTGTATCAAGCAAATCTACAATATCTTCTGCAACTACAACATCAAGTCTTTGATCACCAACAGCAATATCAAGATCGATATCAGGAGCATCCATTATATAAAGTGTATCTCCACGTTCTTGTTCGATCATATCAAGTGTGTTGTTTACAAGAATGTTTTCATCAGACCAGTTGATACCCGGAGTGGCAAACAAGTTAATTGTTATTTCTTCTGGATTTGCAAATGTATCGACTGCAACTTCCCATGCTTGGAAATCATTTGTTGGTTCTACACCATCAGCAACACCATCAAAAATTCCACCTTTTCTATATGAGTCACCATAACTTCTTTCGTCACGATGCTCGTCCCAACCATCAAAACCACCATAAGGTACTAATGTAAATTTAGTTGAACGACTATCACCATAAGTATCACCATCTTGAATATCAGCAGATGTTTGGAATTTACCAGCACCCACTTCAAATTCACCTATTAGATATGTACCATCATAATATGTTCCAGTTGCACCACTATCCATATGGAAACCTTTAGATTTTGTTCCCCATTCGTTTAAATCAATACCTTTGTAATTAAACATGTTTTGATTGATTCCTGTACCTTGAAGACCAGTACCATCATAACCATTTTCTGAAATACCCAAGTAAACTCTATTTACTCTATCAGTTGAACTATAACCAGTTTTGTAGAATATAGCTGGTGCAATACCTGCATTTGCAGAAGTAGTTGCACTTGTTGCCCAATCTCTAAAGAAATATCCTTCAAAACCAGCAGGGAATGCATCATTAGGTGCATTTTCATCCATTTCCAACATAATATATTCACTTTGTAAAGTATATTCACCATCAGAAGTACCAATTCTTTGAGCAACATAATTTGTTTCTCCTTTTTGCATAGTACAACGTGTAAATGATTCAAGAACAGTTACGTTGTTATCTGTATCGTTAAAGTCACGAATTAAAATATCAAATTCACCAGAAACTGGATCAATATTTTGAATAGAAATTTTTATTTCTTGATTTGCAGAATCTCCATCAGAAATAGAGATAAATTTAAATAACAATTCAACTTCCGAACCTCTAAGTTCTGAAACAACCCAAGGAGTTTCAGGAGTTTGGAATTGCTCTCTATAATCAGTAAATACTGAACTATCTGCATCTATTATTGTTGTGTTGATACCATAACCTGTACCATCAGCATCTAATTTTTTAATTAAATCAGGGAATACTGCTTCAACCCATAACTTAGTATTTTTACCTTTTGGTGCATTACCAAGTACGTTTGTTATAAAATCTCTTGAATTTGGATCAAGTGAGATTGAATAATCTTCACTGGTTGAATCTACTGAATTAGTTGCTTGAAGCGTAATTGAACCAAACATATCACCAATACCTGTATTGGTTTCGTTTACAGTAACTGCTAAACCATCTGCATCAAAGTTTGTCACAGGTGCAGCATCATCAACATCTTCAACAGTACCTCTTGGACGAATTACTGCAAGAACCATATCTTCATATTCTGTAAATGAAGCACCTGTTACGGTG